CTCGTTGATTGACAAGCCCAAGCAACGACCTGGTTCACCGTTTAATGATTTCGTGGAGGGGGAATTTATTCGTCTTTACAAAGAGGGACTCCTCCGGTTTCGTGTCACAGAAACAGCGGGCGCCCTCGAACGAACGTTTCGTATCTTGTATCGTGTTCATTCCGTGGACAAAGAAGATATTTATGATAAAATACGCACGGGAGATTACATTTATCGAATGAAGGACTATCGAGGCAAAGTCATTCGGGGGAAATTGACCCTTATCCCAGGGTTCGTGGACAAATACATCTTTACGACCTTTGTCAAAGACGCAGAGGACGAGCCGGACAAGAAGGATACCAAACAAAAAAAATATACCATGACCATTCGCAAAAATTGGTTAGGGTTTGGATTTGATTATATCATCTACAAGACCAAAGAATATCCTTCAAGTAGAGGTTCCATTGAATACGAACGATATGGTAACGAATATGAAAAATACAAATGGTTTCGGTTCAACGACTTGGATAGCCGACTCACGATTGATAGCTCTATTAAATATTACGAGGACCTGGTCTTTGACCGTGCAGCGGTGCTTGCGTTTTTAGAGTATAAGAAAACCTATGATGAAAAAGTGCGTTTGTCTAGTGAATTTTTGAAAATCAATGCCAATGCCAAGCTACTGACAGAGTTCACCAAATTCATTTATGACAATATGAGCGCGACCCACGTCAACCTGCTCTCTTTTGGAACGACCAATACTGCTTTTGAGAAACGTATCCGAACGGGTCTATTGGAATTATTGTTTAGTCCGAATGAAACCATTTATGTCATTCAGAATGTAAAAAGACCCAAGCAGGAGGACAAAGTGTTGACCTTTAACTATAAAATGGTCAAATATCGTGAGGTTCTCTCTGACAAGATGCTCGATTTTAGCCAGACCATTGTTGGAGACTATCCGGAACGTGATTATTGTAAAAAAAATATATGTGACAATGTTCCACATAAGGTCGAAAACATGACCAACTTGCATGTCATTGTCTTGGTCACCAAAGAGAACATTAAGGATGTAGCCGAACTCACCCAAGGAACGGAATGTAAAATGTTGAAGAAAAACCTTCAACGAAACATGAGAAGGGTTTTCTATACACGCGGGGGCAAACCCCGTAAGCGTCTAACGAGAAGACGAAAGAAGAGACAATAGCGTCTCTACGCTTTGCTGGATTTGCTTGTAATAGGCATCGGTTTCTTCTTTGAGTTCATACATATCTTTTAGCTTGGTGCTCACTTCGTTGAGTTGCTCCTGTGTTTTGAGCTCTTCTTCTCTGAGACGTTCCTGTTCTATTTTCCAGGTCTCCAATTTCTGAAGATGAACCCCTTTTTCTTGCTCCAACTGTTGGAGGGTTCGTTGAATATGTTTCATCTTTTCGTCTAGTAAACTAATCTGAGACATCTATACGAAAAACGCTTATTTTTTATCTTAGATTAAATCGCAATGTGTATGGAATTCTTGTCACTCCTGCGTCGACCCTTACGAGTTGTTACGGGAGTGTCACCTAAATGGTCCAATTCTTCTAAACTAATCATACTGTCATTCTTCTCAGGCAAAGGGATGGTCTTTTTTAGGCCCGTTAAAATACTGTTGATATTTTCCGGACCATTCATCTCGGGACGTTTTGTCTCGGCTCGCCGGGGGTCAGGTCTGGCAAACTGCTGCACGAACTGATTGACGCCTGGGTTGGTCTTCTCCATGGTGGTTGCCGCCGCACGGGTAAACTGGTTCATGAGGTCAGGATTTTGTCTCATGATATCATCCATTCCAGGAATGGCAGACTTGAACATGGTATTGGACATGTGGACCATAATGCCTGCCGAGGCAAGCTGAAAGACCAACTTCAACTCGGGTGCCATCTTTGCCTTGGACTTGTATTTTTCAGCAAGCTCACTAAAGATTTCATCGTAGTCCCCTAGATTTTCTTGAATATTCTCTGAAATACCATCAAGCTTAATGTCAAAGGGGTCAAATTTATTGTTCAGAAACTCGATACCGGTAATGAGGGTCGTCAACATTTTCCCCTGGAACTGGACACTGTTTTTACGCTCTCGTTCGCCCTGTTGGTATTCGTATTCTCCGCGCATCTCGTCCAGGCTATTCTCCATGGTATACTGCTTGCTCAACTCCACACCCTTTTGTTGAAGCGTCTCCAACTTTCGTAAATATTGAAACTTCTCTTTTAGCATCTCCTCTTTGGTCTTGATTTCAATGTTTTTCAGCTCACCCTCTACATTGATTTCTTGAATGTGCCGATAACCGTCCGAGGTGGTTTGTCGGTGGGTATCCATCGAAACGGTTTCCCGCGCAAGATGAATCGGGCCGGTGGTATTTTCAAACTTTAAGCTTTGACTTTTACCCATGTCCTCAAATTCCTTCATGTCTTCGGCAAAGGAGACACCCGCAGCAGGCTTGGCGTCATTCAAAAGAAACTCAATGCCTCCGCCAAAGTCTGAACTGGGTTTGAGGTCCATACTATCCAATGTAATTTCTTCCATCTATGAAATAGATATATTAGATAACTTTAAATCTATCGCATTGAACAGTTAATTAAATCTAATTTAGACCTTCACCTTCACTTCTTTCACTTTCTTTTCTTTCACCTCTTTCACCTTCTTTTCTTTCTCTTCCTTCTCCGGGACTTGGATATGTATGGTTTCCAGAAACTGCGAGATGGAGTCCTCTAGTTTGTTCTCCTTTTTCATGTAGTCGAGTAGTTGCAAGAAACAATCCGACAAGTCATCCTTTTTCTTGTGTTTTCCAAAATAATCCAATTGGTTCTTGTATTTTTCCTCTAGGATTTGACGGGTAACCACCACCCCCATCTTCTTTCGCTGGGCATAGGTGGTCTTTTCTTGAACAAACATTTTGAGTTTGTGAGTCGCATTCCAATATTGTATGTTCGTATTTCCTTTCGAGACAAAATACAACGTAATCATACCCTGTAAGGCTTTCATACGTATGGCATTTTGACCAATCTGGTTCTCGATTAAAATCAGGTCATACCGTGGAGGTAATGTTTCCAGTGCTTCAAACAGTCGCTTGCTTAAATCGACCATGTTTAGTTTGTTCGCATTGACGGTCTTGTCGCACAACTCAATGACTTTCCAGTCGACAATGGTTTCGTCATACATACAATAGGCCAAATTTTTGATACCTACATCAATGCTAAGATACATCTGTATAAATAAAAGGAATACATTTAAACCTTATTTATAGAGATAGAGGTATATGTGGGTAGGTCTGTTTGTCTTGTTAGCAGTCATCACGTGTATCGTCTTGGGGCGAAATCCGAATCCTCACCCTTACTCTGAAATCGTAGACCCCGTATAATCTTCCATATACGTTCGCTGCATAGGACGTCTCTTTTTATCGTCCAACATTTGTCTCGTCAGATACATTTCTTTGGTAAAGGTATTCTCATACCCGTAGGGTTGTTCGCTGCCACGTATGAGGTAAGGCGACCCATGCTTAAAGGGTTGATTCACAGGGGTTTTGTTTTCTAAAATAGAGGTTTTAAAATTCATTCTCATCAATTCATTGGCATTATCCATCAAATACTTACGGTATTCACTATTGGTTTGGATACTGTGATTCCGTTTAAAGGTCTCCGTGTCTTGAGTATACACGGTAAACGTGCGACCGTCATGCACAATCCCCGGGAATTGATTGGTTGCGTTGTTGTTGGTCACATAGTCAGTTGCCCACATCGTATAGTCTACTATTATATTTTTTCATAGACAGTTACAGTTTAGCCAACTCCAACAATTCATTCTTTTTCATGGTAGGCTTTACCTTGACCCCCTTCTTCGCAAGAAGGTCTCGAAGCTCTTTCATATTCATTTTACTGAACCCATCGTCGTTCTCCTCAATGATAACTTCGGGCTCTACAGCAATATCTACGGTAACCGTGTCAGCGTTAAACAGGTTGGCCGTAAACTTGTCGACGGTAAACTTGTCCGTAAACGGTTCACTGGTCTCCGTTGTCTCGGGTATGTCCAGCGTGAGAACCTTCATCTCAGGCTCTACCAGTTCCTCCATTTCCATTTCACCTTCACTTTCACTTTCGTCGCTTTCATCATCCGAGACATTGTCGATGTCAATCACTTCGGTCTTGATGGGCTCTTGTGTGGTTTGTTTTCTGTCTCGTAACAAGTCATAGAGCAACTTCGCCTGTTCGTTCTGCGCCTCCTCCAAAGACTCATACTTCTTTTTGAAGTAATAACACATCAAGGTGACCAATAGAAGATTGATAATCATACCAATAAAGAAGCTTCCAATGTCAAGAATTGAAGAAAGCATCATTATGTGAATAACCTATATAATAATCTTTAGGTTCTAACGAAATAGAATCTCAGGATAATTCATTTCTTTCAGAATATACTTTCCACCATGTACCGTAGAATATCCTTCTAAGACGCGGTATAAAAAGGTGATTTTGTCGTCGGTCTGTAGAACGTCCATTTTTTGGTTGATGACTAGGTTAGACCCGACAAAGTGTTTACACAGCTCGATGAAATGGGTCGTAATGAGGTAATCAATCGAGACCTTATGTTCATTTAGCAGAGACAAATACATTTTGGCGCACGATACCGCATCGACTGGATTCGTGCCGGAATAAATCTCATCAAAGATACACAAATGACGTTTTTCTTTGTGTAAAAGAACGCAATCCAGGATATCTTTACATCGCCTGGCTTCGGCTTGGAATAGACTGTCTCTTCCCGACGTATCGGGTATATTGAGATAGGAATGAAAAAAGTCATACACGCAAATCGTCGCATCCGAGAAACAGCCTAGACCGAACTGCTGGCATAAAAGGGAGTTGATGAGGGTGGATTTCAAGACGGTTGTTTTACCTGAAGCGTTCGGACCACTCAGAATGAGGTTCTTTTTCAAGTCCAATGTATTTTTTACTGTATTTTCTTTCATCAGTGGCAGATAATACATCTCATTGAAGATAGTTTGTTTCCCGAACTTGCACGGACGAATGGCCTTCGTTTTGACCTTTTGTTTGAGGGTATGTATATCCCGAATGTATTGATTCAAGTGAAAGGAATACAACAAGGTATTTCGATAGTCTTCTCTCATGAAAAACTCATAATACAAATTCATCAACATGCCCAACTGGGTCAGTTTATAAAAGATGCTCGAAGCTGGTTGTAGTTGGTCTAAATGTTTGACCATTTGTCTCATCTTTTCCAGCTCGACTTCGTTCTTCTGATAGAAGGGTCGATAGGTTCCATATCGGACGATTCTCTTCTGTAATATCTCTGCCGTCGAAACCGTCTGGTTGAGGTGTTCCTTACAATCTTGGATAAAGGTATAAATGACTCCGATGTTTTTGTAGTAGGTCATACATGCCGTAAGGTTGGTATAAATTTGTAAAAAATAGATAAAGAGAGAGACGACTGCAGTCGTTTTGTCTTGCATAGACACGCTATCAAACCCACAGAACAACTTGTATAAGCTGGTGGTTTTCATCACCTGCTTTAAATGGTCTACGTATTGGTCAATGGTGACCTCGATGCCTTTCAGTTTCAAGATGACAAAAGGCATGACCAAGATAAAAAGCGGAGACAAAAGAGAGAAGACAGGTGTAGATAAATTATACATGCCGAGACAATGTAAGAAGGAAGGAGACTGGTTCATGTGCATCATAGGCTTGAATCCAATGTATTGATAACGGTCAATGAAATTTGTCTCGGCGCAGAACGAATTATATTTTTCATGGAACCCCTGATCCGCATAAGGGGTCAACTTGCTTTTACGGATGACCCGTTGACTGTCTTTCAAAAAGGCTACATCCGTCGTATAAAACGAGGACCACTTCTCCGTCAACAAGGATTGGTCAAAGAGATGTCGATAGAGAGGAGATGGTCCGCTCATTTCCAAGTCACTTTGGACAATCGAAGACACAGTCTTAGGG